AAATACTCACAGGTTGCAGCGAATGTTCCAACATCATTGGCTAATGGTGAAATTGCTATCAATACTAATGATGGCAAAATATTCTACAAAGATCACACAGGAACTATTCAAGAATTTGGTGGTTCAGGAACACCCGCAGGTATTAATGGTGAAATACAATTCAATAATTCAGGTGTCTTTGGGGCAACATCTAATTTATCGATAAATCTGGCAACAGGTAATACCAGCGCACAAGCTTTACATACTAGATCATGGATTCAATGGCCAGACGGCACTAAACAATATACTGCGAATGCTGGCGGAGCAGGCGGCACAATTGCTGCGGTTGATGTTAAAACATACACAGCAACAGCAGCGCAAACTACATTTGCCGTAACATATACGTCACCGTATGTTCTAGTAACGTTGAATGGTGTAGTATTAGATCCAAATGAATACACAGCAACTTCTAATACCAATGTCGTATTAACGACAGCAGCATCGGCAAATGATCTCGTTCACTTGATAGGATTTGCTGGTGAATCAATTACAGTGATAGCTGATGATTTAGATCAATATGCAAGAAATCAGGCTAATGCAGCATTTGATAAAGCAAATACTGATGTTACTAATATATCAACTACAGCAACAGTATATGGAAATACTACATATACAACACAAATAAATTTGGCAGCAAATGGTAGAATTAATAGTATAACAAATACCGCCATTGCTTTTCCTGTTAGCACCGTTGCAGGAGATACTGGTGCAGTTGCCAATTCTAGTATATTAGCTGGTCTATTAACAGTCGATGGTAGCGGTTCTGGATTAGATGCTGATTTGCTTGATGGTAAAAATGGATCGGAATATGCTAATACGTTACATACACAGGCAGCTTTCGATAAAGCAAATACTGATGTTACTAATATAACAACTACCGCAACAGTATATGGAAATACAACTCACATTACGCAAGTAAATCTCGCTGCAAATGGTCGAGTTAATTCAATAGTTAATACCGCAATTGCTTTTCCTGTTACTTCGGTATCTGGTGATACTGGCGCAGTTGCAAATTCTAGTATATTAGCTGGTCTATTAACGGTCGATGGTAGTAGTTCTGGATTAGATGCCGATCTATTAGATGGACTTCAAGGAACATCATATGCTAATTCGAATTATACTGCAAGCGCGTATGCACAAGCAAATACGGCATCTATTAGAACTATTAATTTCCTAATAGATGGTGGTGGTTCTGTTATAACAACTGGTTCAAAAGGTAATGTTAGCATTGATTTTTCGGGAACAATATCCAATTGGAAAATATTCAATGATGTTTCTGGAAACATGACAGTTGATATTAGTCGTTCTAATTTAACTAATTTTGGAACATTTACCGCATCCGGTGGCAGTTCACCTTCTACAGTAGGACAATTAGCAAATTCTTCCTTTGCTATAAATTGGACTGGATTTACTACGGTATCGGCTAATGATGTGTTGCAGTTTTCTGTTAGTGGAACTCCCACAAATGCGACTAAAACAACAGTTTCTCTAAGAGTAGTTTCATAATGGCAGCAAAAGCATATTCTTTTTTAACAGGTAATACATCATGGGTGGTACCAAGTGATTGGAGTAACACTAATAATTATATTATATGTATAGGTTCCGGTGCTGGCGGCAATACGGGAGCGTCCACGTATGGTGCAGGTGGAGGTGGTGGCGCGGCATATGCTAGAAGTAATAATATAACATTAACACCCGGACAAACAGTTTATTTTAGTATTCCTGCTAATACCGCAGCGAATCTCAATGGCGCAAATACTTGGATTAATTGGACAGCAAATTCGCAACCAACAACAACTGCTAATGGTGTTTCAGCTAACGGCGGCTTAACGGCAATTGGATTGAATGCTGGCGCCGGTGGTTCAACAGCGCAATCTATAGGCAATCAAACATTCGCTGGTGGCAATGGTGGTGTCGGCGCAACAGGATCAACATTCACGGGCGGCGGTGGTGGTGGTGCAGCGGGAATCGCAGGTGTAGGTAGAACTGCGGGTAATGGTGACACTACTGCAACCGGTGATGATGGTGGCGGTGGTGGCGGTGGCGCTGGCGGAGCATCGTCTACAACTGGATCAAATGGTACCACCGCAGGTGGCGCGGGTGGGCAAGGACCAGGGGGCACCGGTTCTGGAACTGGTGGTAGTAATGCTGATGGTGGACCAGGATCAAATGGTGGCGGTGGCGGGGGTGGTGATAATGCGAGAAACGGCGGCATCGGTGGCACTGGAACTGATTTAGGGACTACGTTAAATAATTCAAATTCTGTTGGTTCCGGTGGCGGTGGTGGCGGTGCCGGTAATATGTCAGGCACTGTTGTTGCAGGTGGTGCGGGTGGCCGTTGTGGGGGCGGTGGTGCAGGAGGCAGACCGGGCGGCACTGGTGGAGGTGGATTAGTATACATCTTCTATGATGCTGCAGGAACAGCAAGATCATTTGCTATTATATGTTAATAAATATATAAAAGGATATTTCATATGCCAACAAAAAATAGACAATTAAGTGATCATCCACAAGTCATCAATATATCCAAGGCTAATAATAATCTTCTATTAGCAAATTCCGTAGTATGGCCGGATGGAACATTTCAAACTACAGCAGCAACAGGTGTTCAAGGTGGTTCAACAGGATTCGAACAACATTTTCTATTAATGGGCGGATAATAATATGGCAAATGCATATAAGGTGCTAGGACAAAGCAATCCAGAACTTCAAACTAATACTACATTATATACGGTACCTGCGGCAACACAAGCTGTTATATCAACACTAGCAGTTTGTAATAGATCAAATTCCACAAACTATAGAGTAGCTGTGCGTCCTGCCGGTGCAACTTTAGATGATAAGCATTATATCATATATGATAATTATGTCAATCAATATGATTCAGTTATGCTGACAATAGGTGCGACATTAGGTAATACTGATGTTGTAACAGTATATGCTGGAAACAATTGTTTATCTTTTACACTATTCGGATCAGAAATAACTTAATATGAGTATTAAATCAGTTCAACAATCTAATGTTGATAATTACGATAAGAATCATTCCTATAATGAATATAGTGACATTATTTCATACTGGACTAGAAATCCTTCTTGGATTAGTCTACCCGCAGTCGCAAACACCGAAGAGAAAATTGTAGCAGTACATCAAGTATTTGATGCTAATTCCAATTTTGTTGCATTGGGTATAATATCCGGTAATTATAATGTAAATTGGGGTGATGGTACCAGTGAAAATGTTAATGCTGCCACAGTTGCATATCATGAATACTCTTATATTGACACCGCTTTGGATAACACAAATGCTCCAGTAACATTAACGGATGCTGGTGATTTGATATCAAGAACAAATCATGGGTATTCCAATGGAATGGAAGTAAATTTTTATAATATAGTTAGTACAACTGGATTAACTACATGGAAAACATATTATGTTATAAATGCTAATGCAAATGATTTTCAAGTATCAGAAACAGTTGGTGGTAGTGCAGTTACGCTAACTACGGATGGATCAGCGACATTATTAAATTATAAACAAGCATTAATTACAATTACACCACAAGCTGGCGCGAATCTAACATCTGTTAATTTTAATGTAAAACATAGCAAAACAAACTTACCAGCATATTCTACTGGATTTCTTGATCTATTAATATCCGCACCGTTAATGACAACATTAACTATAGGATCAGCATCTCCAACAGTATATTTTAATAGTTTAGAAAGAGTTAGAGTCATTAGTAGTGCATTAACAACATTTGCCTCCAAGTGCCAATATTTAGCAGCGTTGCAAGATGTATATTTCGTATCAACTGGAACCGTTACTTCAACCAATGCCATGTTTACGGGGTGTACTCGCCTACAATCTTTTCCATTATTTAATACAACAACTGTTACTGATATGTCACAAATGTTCAGTGGTTGCTACTCATTGAAAACAGTGCCATTATTCAATACCGCAAATGTTTTAGATATGACATCAATGTTTTCCAATTGTAGAGCATTGAAAACAGTGCCTTTATTTAATACTACAAAAGTCACTGATATGTCTTTAATGTTTAATGGTTGTGATAGTTTGGTAACAGTGCCATTATTTAATACTACAAAAGTCACTGATATGGGTACTATGTTCAGTGGTTGTTCAGCATTGGAATCAGTACCTTTATTTAATACTGCTGCTGTGACTGCTATGAATTCAATGTTTACAAATTGTGTTGTACTGAAATCAGTACCTTTATTTAATACTGTCAATGTGGATTCTATGGCATCTATGTTCAGTGGTTGTTCATCATTGCTATCAGTACCTTTATTTAATACTGCCAATGTAACTTCTATGGGTTCAATGTTTACAAATTGTTCATCATTGAAAACAGTGCCTTTATTTAATACTGTCAAATTGACGACGGCGGCATCTATGTTCAGTGGTTGTTCAGCATTGCTATCAGTACCTTTATTTAATACTGCCAATGTAACTTCTTTTGCATCTATATTTGCAAGTTGTTCAGCATTAACTTCTATTCCCGCGCTTAATACTGCCAATGTATCTTCTTTTTCATCTACGTTCAGTAGTTGTTCAGCATTAGAATCTATTCCAGCGTTTAATACTGATAAAGTAACCACTATGGGATCCATGTTTTCGGCTTGTAGAAATATTAAAACAATTCCCGCAATGAATTGTAAATCTATAATAACTACGGCAGGATTTACGGGAACGTTTACTTCATGTGCGTCAGTGCAAAAGATATTATTGTCAAATGTTGCGACTACACTATCGGTTGCATCACTTAGTTTGGGTCGAACCGAACTTGAATCATTCTTTAATAATCTCGCAACTGCAAATACCGTGGCTGGAGCAACTCTTACAATATCAACAAATCATGGAGTAGGTAATTCTGTTATAAAAACTTGCACATCTACGGCTGGTTCGAATCTAATCACAACTTCAGATACCGTGGGTGTTTTAACAGGTATGCAAGTTACTGGTGGTGGTTCACCAATAACAGCCAATCTAGCAGTCACTTTTACTGATGCCGGTGATTTAGTTGGAGCTACTGCACATAGTCTACAAAATAATGATATCATATCATTTAATTCAATAGTATCAACTACTGGATTAACTACATGGAAAACATACTATGTTATAAATGCTAATGCAAATGATTTTCAAGTATCAGAAACAGTTGGTGGTAGTGCTGTTACGTTAACTACAGATGGATCGGGACAAGCAAGATATAAAGCGGTTGTGGACTCAGTTGTCACAAATACTAGCATCACATTATCGAGAGTTATGCCAATATCCAATACATCAACATATACTTTTAGAGAATTAATAACAGCGCCAGCTTTACTAAAACAATGGACAATTACAGGATAATCATATGGCAGATATATTAGATACTAGCGGATTCTATAAATTGGAAAATGATGATTTATTATATGCTCAATATTTTGTTGAATCATTTGACTATCAGCTAAATAGAGAGTCGAGAAATGATTACATTTATCCAATTCATGGATGGAATTGGTTTGATTCCGAACAAGAAGCAAAAACATTCTACAATATCTAAACTATAATTAAAATGGCCAAAATAACAACACGCGCGGAATTCAAAAAATATTGCCTGAGACGATTAGGTTGGCCAGTTATACAAATCAACGTCTCAAATGAACAAATAGAAGATCGCGTAACAGATGCCCTAAATTTTTTCATTGATTATCATTTTGATGGTACTGAGAAGATTTACATGAAGCACCAATTTACCCAAACAGATATTGATAGACGCTGGATTTATTGTCCCGATCCTATCGTATTCGTAACTAAAGTTCTACCATGGGATGATTCAAATGCATCTGTTAATATGTTTGATTTGCGTTATCAATTAAGATTGCACGATTTATATGATTTTACTTCGGTATCATATGTATCTTATGAAATCACAATGCAACATCTTAGAACGCTTAATTTATTGTTCTCGGGTACACCCCAATTTAGATTTAATAGAAAACACAATAAACTATTTTTAGATATTGACTGGGAAAGAGATGCCCAAGTAGGCAAATATGTGATAGTAGAATGTTATCGATCTATGGTGCCAGATAGTGTGACATTAGCTGGTACAGTAACAGGCAATACATCATCGAATGTTCTAACAGGTTATTCTACAACATTCGATCAAGAAATTCTGGAAAATGATATGTTAACATTATCGGATTCTCAGATTGTTCAAGTCAGAAAAATTAATTCACCTACTGAAATTGTTATTGCCAATAATCTAAGTGCGAATATAAGCAATGCTACTATGGTAGTTGCAGGTGTATCGGATGTTTGGGATGATCGATTGCTTAAACAATATGCAACTGCACTAATAAAATATCAATGGGGTTCTAACTTATCTAAATATTCAGGAGTTCAAATGCCTGGAGGTGTAACTTTAGATGGTGTTAGAATATTACAAGAAGCGCAACAAGAAATTGATAAAATTGAACAAGAAATGCAAATATATAATGTACTACCAAATGAAATTTTCATTGGTTGAAATTAAATGTTAAATAATTTCTTTAATCAATTTCCGGGTGATTTCGTCACTTCTGAACAACTTCTTGTCGAAGATTGTTTGATAGAATCTATTCAAATGCATGGAATGGATTTATATTATTTACCCAGAGAAACTAGGGACACTTTCGATATGCTATATGGAGAAGATGTACTAAAAACATATACAAAAGCATATCCAATTGAAATGTATATTGAGAATTTCACTGGAATGGAAGGTGAAGGTGATTTCATATCTAAATTTGGATTGGAAATTCGAGAAGAAATTAGAATGATTGTTTCTAGGAGACGATTTAAGAGTGTAGTTCCTAATCAAATTCGTCCCAATGAAGGTGATCTACTTTATATACCATTATTTACTAGCTTCTTTGAGGTTATAGCAGTTGAAAATCAGAATGATCAGGCAATGTTCTACACTTTAGGTAGAGGTAGAGGTGGTAATGTATTTCTATATGCGCTCCAATTGAAACAATATGTATATTCCAATGAAGTGATAAACACCAATATTCAAGAAATAAATAATGCAGCAAGAAATTATTGGCCAAAAGTGAAATTGACTATAGCGAACACTAGCAGCAAATTTGTCAATGATGAGATTGTATATCAGGGCAATAGTCTAGCAAATGCTTCAGCACAAGCTTATGTATTTGATTATATTTCATCTATTTCTATGGATGTATATAGAACACAGGGAATATTTACTTCAGCTAATGGTATTATAAGAGGTGTGACATCAAATTCAACCGCTAATATCGTAGATAGTTCGGATACTATACCTATGTCCACAATATCTGAAGATATTCAAGATAATCAAAGATTATCCGACGAAGTTGATACTATCTTAGACTTCTCAGAGACTAATCCATTTGGATCATAAATGTTAGGAAATGCACATTTCAGATTTGGAATAATTCGCAAATTAGTTGCGACATTTGGATCATTATTTAATGATATCGATATCATTAGATTTGATGCCAATGATAATCCAAAAGAACGATTCAAAGTGCCTATTAGTTTTGGTGCTAAAGAAAAATATATCACTCGTATAACAAGTGATCCAACTTTAACTAAATCGATTGCAACAGTTCTACCTAGAATATCTTTTGGATTGGAAGGAATATCTTATGATTCTAGTAGAAAACTTCAATCAACCTTATTAAATTTCGCTATTGATTCCAGCACAGGCGCAAGAACTCAATATGCACCTATTCCATATAATTTAGAATTTTCACTGGCTATATATGTACGAAATATCGAAGATGGAACACAAATACTAGAACAAATATTGCCATTCTTTACACCAGACTTCACAGTTACTATTGAATATGGTGGAATGGATCAAAAATTTGATATTCCATTTATATTAAATTCTGTAAATCCTCCTATTGAATATGAGGGCGATAAGGCAGAAACAAGATTTATAGTATGGGATTTAGATTTTACTGCCAAAGCTTTTATGATACCGCCTGTCAAATCTGGAAAAATTATTCGTTCATCTAATGTTGATATTTTTGCAGAAGAAACTATGAATACTGAAAATGTATTGGTTAATATCTGGACGGTTCCTAATCCTATAACAGCTAATGCAAATGATTCTTATACTTATACCGAAACTATAACTGAGTATTTCGATGGCTAGTATAAATGAAAATTTAGATGATTTATTAGATTTGCCACCATCTACAGTAGATAATGATCTAAATACTATAGACATTACAGGCAAAAATGATGCCGATTTTGCGAGAGAGAATATTCGTGAATTGATTTTAAAAGGCAACAAACTTTTTGATGATATATCCAATGTTGCTAAAGAATCTGAAAACGCATTTGCATTTGATTCTGCAACTAAATTATTGAGAAGTCTTTCAATATTAAATAAGGATTTGATGGAAATCCAAAAACGAAAAAAAGATTTACTTGGAGTAGGATCACAAAAATTATCTCATGATGATGCAAATGGAAGCAATGCTGTGATTTTCACAGGATCGACCGCAGAATTATTACGAGTTATAAGGAAAGAGAAATGATGGAAGACACAAAAACTATTCAAGAATTAATGAAGAAAGTATTAGCTGATACATTTGCGTTATATGTTAAGTCATTAAATTATCACTGGAATTGTACTGGTCCAAATTTTCCAATGTATCACGATTTTTTCGGTAATTTCTATACTGAACTGAATGGTTCAATAGATGATATCGCAGAACATCTTAGAACATTGGATACCTTTGCACCTGGATCTATGACTAGATTTCTTGAATTAACTGAAATTAAATGTGAATTGAGTATTCCAGCAATTCCAGAAATGGTTCAACGACTATTCGCTGATAATAAGACCATATTGAATACTTTGAATATTACATTTGAATTGGCAACTGAATTAAAACTTCAAGGATTGGCAGATTATATCGCGGGTAGAATTGATGCTCATAAAAAACATGAATGGATGTTGCGTAGCATTTTAACATAAGATGGCATCCGAAAATTATTTTGGAAATCCTAATCTAAAACGTATTGGAGTAGCAATTGATTATACTGAGGAACAAATTTTAGAGATTAAAAAATGCTCCGAAGATTATAAATATTTTATCGATAATTATTGCTATATTGTAACAGTTGATTCCGGTTTACAGCCCTTCAAATTATGGAAATTTCAGAAAACTTATCTGGATATTCTTCACAATAATAGAAAGATAATAGTAAAATTTCCTCGCCAAACATCAAAAACAACAACGGCGGCAGCATATTTTTTATGGCATACACTGTTTAGTGATAATAAAACAGTTGCGGTTCTGGCCAATAAAGAAGATGCTGCTATGGAAACATTATCTCGCTATCAGATAATGTATGAGAATCTTCCGTTATGGTTGCAGCAAGGCGTAAAAACTTGGAATAAAGGTAGTATTGAGTTAGAGAATGGTTCCAAGGTGATAACAGCAGCAACGACATCATCGGGAATTCGAGGAAAAACAATTTCGATTTTATATATAGATGAAGCCGCAATTATACCAAATAATATCGCAGATGCGTTTTTAACTTCAGTATTTCCGGTAGTTTCTTCTGGTACAACAACGAAAATTTTAATATCATCTACACCTAGAGGATATAATCATTTTTGGAAATTATGGAACGATGCCAAAGAAGGTAGGAACGGATTCATAACATATGAAATTCACTATTCGGAAGTTCCTGGAAAAAATAAAAAATGGGCAGAGGAACAACGAAAAACATTAGGCGATGTTGGATTTGCACAGGAGGTAGAATGTCTAGGTGGAAATGAAACAGTAACTATTAGAAATAAAAATACAAATAAAATAGAAATTATCACATTAGAAAAACTACATGATCTACTAAGCATAAATAATTGACGACCACGAAATTCATAGTTTCTGTCGCCCCTAGATACGATAAATTGACAAGGAGTATCCAGCATGCCTATTTATGCACCAAAGTATTGTGTGTATTTAACAGTATACACAGGAAATAAATTACCAATGTTTTATATTGGATCAACATTAATCGATACTGTGTTAAATAAACATTATCATGGTTCAGTTAAATCTAAAAAATATAAGTTAATTTTTCAAAAAGAATTGACTGAAAATCCACATTTATTTAAAACAATAATAATTAGTAAATATTATTCAAGAAAAAAAGCAATGTATCGAGAAAGAATACTACAGCAAAAATTAAATGTTGTCAAATCCGAAATGTATATGAATATGAGCATTGCGAAAGATTTTGGCTGGTTCGGAATGTCGGCAAAGAGAGAAAATAATCCAGTTTATGGTAAACGTTGGAAAAAAACTCCAGAACAAATAGAGAATAGTAGAATTTCGTCACTAAGGGCATTTTCAAAACCATCACATAAAAAGAAAATGTCTGAACTTAGAAAAAATAAACTTCCATTATCAAAAAAACAAATAGAAGAAAAAAAGAAATTATATAACGAAATTCTTAGATTATATAATTCAATGCCAATATTACAGTATGGGCAGATATTACGAAATGGGCACATTTTAACTTATGATAGAGCATTTGCGAAAACATTTTGTAATCAATTTAATTTAACTGCAAATGGATTATATATAATAATCACAAAAGATACAACTGCGAAAAGATTGTTATGTCAGAAATAGCATTCAACTCAAATTATGAAATTCTAACGCCAACTGATTGGCAAAATTTCGATGGCATAAGAAAATCAAAAAAACAAACACTAAAAATTAAATTTCAATCTGGGAAAGAAGTAATATGCACGCCAGATCATAGATTTATTCACGATAATATTGAAATTACAGCCAAATCATTAAAAGTTAAATCTAAATTAGGAAATGAAATAGTTGTATCAGTTAAATTGGATAAAATTCAAAATGTATATGATCCAATAAATGTTGCAAATGGCAGTAAATATCTATCAAAAAATATAATTTCTCATAATTGCCTATTTAATGGTTCTTCATACACATTAATTAATGCAGAAACAATAGGTCAATTATCATATTCGACTCCATTATTATCAGATTCGGGATTAGATATCTATGAATATCCTATTCATAGAACATTAGATTCGGATCACAAAGTATTGGAATATGAACATGGATATATTCTAGTTGCAGATACATCTAAGGGTGTTGGTGGAGATTATTCCGCGTTTACAGTAATTGATATTACTCAAATGCCTTATCGAATTGTTGCAAAATATCGAGATAATACTATATCACCGTTATTATATCCATCAATAATATATAAAGTTGCTAGACAATATAACAATGCATTTGTGCTACTAGAAATTAATTTCTCAGATCAAGTTGCACATATTCTATATTCTGATTATGAATATGAAAATATTTTATTTGTCACTAAAGATAATACGCAGCAGAGAATATCGAATGGTTTTGCTGGTGCATCAACCGCGTTAGGTGTTTCCACGGATAAAAAAGTGAAACGTATCGGTTGTTCAAATTTTAAGGCGCTTATAGAAGAGAAAAAACTGCTAATTCCCGATGCAGATATTATATCAGAATTATCAACCTTCATACAAGTAAAAGATTCATATGCAGCAGATGAAGGATATAATGATGATTTAGTAATGACGTTAGTATTATTTGGTTGGTTAACAACTTCCATGTTTTTTAAAGAAGTTACTGATATGAATTTGCGTCAAGCATTATATCAAGAACGAATCCAGAAAATTGAAGATGATTTTTTGCCTATACTACGAGACGATGGAATAGATTCTGGAATCTATCATGATACAAAAGATGTATGGTTTGATTATGGTGTTTTTAATTCAAACATATACAAATAATAAAAAACATAAATAATCAATCTACAAGAAAAGAATTCAACATCATAGGGGTTAAACATGGCAAATTTTTTATCGCCAGGTGTAAATGTAACAGAAGTTGATTTAACAGCATCTATTCAATCAGGCGCAACTTCGACAGGCGCATTTGCTGGAATATTCAATTGGGGTCCAGGAAATCAAATCGTATCTATATCAAATGAAACTAATCTACTGAATACTTTTGGTAAACCGGATTCCAATAATTTCACACATTGGTTTTCGGCAGCAAATTTTTTAGCATATTCCAATGATTTACGAGTAGTTCGAGCATTAGGAACGGATTCATTAAATGCAACTGTTGATGGTTCTGGGCTATTAATAGAAAATGAATTAGACTATTTAGAAAATCACTCAGATGGTACTGATGCTGTTTCTGGACCATTCGCAGCTAAATATGCTGGTGGTTTAGGAAATAGTTTAGCAATTTCACTATGTCCAAGTTCTAATGCATTTTCTCAGAATGTAACTTCTATTGCCCAAACATCTTCCAGCATCACTACATCAAATACAACAGTATTGACCAGCGCGGATTTGCGTAGTTATATCGTTGTTGGTGATCTGATTTCAATTGGTACAGGAAATAATCAAACAGCTTATGTTGAAGTTTCTAGTATATCCAATACACGTATTAATGTATCAACAGCATTTAACAAGACAATTTCTTCCGGTGCAGCAATTAACCGCAGATGGAAATATTATTCTAGTTTCACGGATGCACCTGCTACATCAACATATACTAACAATCTGAACGGTGCTGATGATGAATTGCACATGGTAGTATATGACGCAGATGGTTTATTCTCCGGTGCTAAAAATACAATTCTTGAAAAATTTGCATTCATGTCTAAAGCAAGGGATGCTAAAACAAACGATGGATCATCTAATTACTATAAAGATGTTGTCAACAATCGTTCTAAATATTTGTGGTGGATCAATCATCCAAGCTTATCTGGAACAAGTTGGGGTAACACAGCGACAAATCAGACTTACACTGAATCAACTGCCAATATCAATTATTATACTGATTTAGGTGCAGGTGCTGATGGTAATCCAACTGCGGGCAATATTCAAACAGCATATGATCTATTTGCTAATCCAGATTCAGTAGATGTTTCACTGTTAATATCTGGAGATGCAACACTTGCAACGCAGATAGCGTTGACATCACTAGCAGAAACACGAAAAGACGCATTAGTATTTTTATCCCCATTGCGCGTGAATGTAATTGATAATACGGGATCGGAATTAACAGATGTACTTAGCCATAGAAATAGTCTAACATCATCATCTTATGCTGTTATGGATTCTGGATGGAAGTATCAATATGATAAATATAATGATACTTATAGATGGGTTCCTTTGAACGCAGACGTTGCGGGAATTAATGCCAGAACTGATTTAGAAAGAGATCCATGGTTTTCACCAGCAGGTTCTAGTCGAGGAATATTGAAAAATGTTATTAAACTTGCATGGAATCCAACCAAAACAGATCGTGATTCACTGTATGTTAAGGGAATAAATCCGATAGTAACTTTCCCAGGCGAGGGTTCTATGTTATATGGTGATAAAACTATGTTATCACGCCCTTCAGCATTTGATCATATCAATGTTAGACGATTGTTTATTGTTTTGGAACAGGATATTGCAAAAGCCGCTAGAACAGTTCTATTTGAAATTAATGATGAGATAACACGCAATGCCTTCACATCTATGGTCGAACCATATTTACGTGATATTAAAGGGCGTAGGGGCATAACGGATTATCGAGTTGTTGCTGATACTAGCGTCAATACACCTGAAGTAATTGATAGAAATGAATTTGTTGCCAACATCTATATTAAACCAGCTAGATCAATTAATTATATCCAATTGAACTTCGTATCCACCAGAACCGGTGTAACATTTGATGAAGTTATTGGAACCAATATCTAAGGAAAATAAAAATGGCATTTAATATTCAACAATTCAGATCGAATCTATTATATGATGGTGCGCGTCCAAATTTATTCGAAGTTTCAATGGCATTTCCAGGATTTGCTAATATAGAAAGCGCATCCAATAAATTAACATTCATGTGTAAATCTGCACAGTTACCTGGTTCTACTATTAATCCTGTACCTGTCTATTATTTTGGTCGTGAATTGAAATTTGCTGGAAATCCAACTTATCCTGACTGGACAATTACTGTTATTAACGATGAAGATTTTATCGTTAAGAATGTAATGGAAAAATGGCACGAAGGAATCAATTCACATCAATTAAACGTTCGTAATCCAGCAGCTTTAAGTTCTCTTGGATATACTGTTGACGCTACTGTTAGACAATATGGAAAAACAGGCAATATAATCAAGCAGTATAAATTTATAGGAATGTTTCCAAATGATGTATCTCCAATTGAAGTTGATTGGGGTGCTAATGATACCATTGAAGAATTTACTGTTAATTTCTCTTATCAATGGTGGCAATCCGAAGAAATAGGTATATAAATATAATATACATATCTTAGGATAAATTAATTTGAAACTGTTTGGATTCACATTAGGGAAAAAGGAGGTTGTGCAAAATCAACCTCCTACTCAACCGGCATTTACTTTACCAACTGAAGCTATAGATGATGGTGCAGTTAATATCACATCATCTAGTCATTTTGGAACATATGTTGATCTTGAAGGTTCTGTCAGAAATGAATTAGAATTAATTACAAGATATCGTGAAATGGCCAATCATCCAGAGTTGGATATGGCTGTTGATGAGATTGTTAATGAGGCAATATCACATGATGATACCGGTAAAATAATACACATTAAATTAGACAATCTGAAGCTTTCAGAGACGATTAAGAAAAAAATAATAGAAGAATTCGACAATATTCAAAAAATGTTGAATTTTTCTAATATTTCAGATGATCTTTTTAGACGTTGGTATATTGATGGTCGACTATTTTTTCATATCATAGTAGATGAAAAAAATCCTAAAAATGGAATAGTAGAATTACGATATATTGATCCTAGAAAAATTAGAAAAGTTCGTGAGATTAAACAAGAAAAAGATCCAAAAACTGGTGCAGTAGTAATCGCATCCACGGCAGAATATTATGTATACAATGATCGCGGCACAACTACTCAAACATATACTTCTAATGTAAATACTGGAGTTAAGATTGCACCGGATTCGATATTGAATATTAATTCTGGTTTGATGGATGCCAAAAATACTTTTGTCATATCATATTTACATAGTGCTATAAAACCACTGAATCAACTACGAATGATTGAAGATGCTGTAGTCATTTATAGGATAAGTCGAGCTAGTGAACGCAGAATATTTTACATTGATGTTGGAAATTTACCTAAAGGTAAAGCTGAACAATATATGCAAGATATTATGGTTAAATATCGTAATAAAATGGTATATAACCAACAATCCGGCGAATTAGTCGATCAGAGAAAACATTTATCAATGCTGGAAGATTTTTTCTTGCCCAGAAGAGAAGGCTGTTTTTCATTAGATACGAAAATAAAATTATTGGATGGTAGAGATGTTGAATTACATGATCTAATAATTGAACATAATTTAGGCAAGCAAAATTGGGTATATTCTGTCGATCCGAATGGACATATTGTTCCGGGTAAGATTTCGTGGGCTGGAGTCACTCGAAAAAATGCGGAGATTCTTGAAGTGCATTTAGACAATGGTGAAACAATAATCGCAACACCTGATCATAAATTTATTTTGCGAAATGGTGAAAAAATAGAAGCACAGCACCTGATAGCAGGATCGTCATTAATGCCATTCAATACTAAATTTAAAGCAATAAGTAAAAAAGACTATCAACAAATTCAACATAATGATGATAATACTTGGGAACATTCACATAGAATGATATCAAGATATTTTGACAGAATACAAGAAAAAACAGAAGTAATACATCATGTAGATTTCAATAGATTCAATAATAATCCAGAAAATTTATTGATTATGGATAAATTTGAGCATATTAGATACCATAGAAAAAATGCACAATTAACTTGGAAATATGGCGATTACAATAAACATTGTGAAAATTTATCTAAGTCTGGAAAGAATTTTTTTCAAACTCCTGAAGGACAAAATCGACGAAAAGAAATATCAGAAAACAATAAAACAAATGAAAAAATAATAAATGGATTCAAAAAAGGTCGGGAAATAATAAAACAAAATAGACAACGAGATAGAGAAATATTATCAAAAGATGAATATTTAAAAAAATGGAGTCCAGGATTAACTCTTGAAATGTCACAAAAAGGGGCTAATCGTAGAAAAGAAATATGCGAAAATGATAGAAAAAATTTATCAAAAGATGAATGGGGAGAAAAATATTCAAAACATGGCAAACATAATATAAATATTCATCTGAAAAATACAGAGAATGTTTCACTATCAACTATAAAAGATATTATTGTTTCATGTGTTGAAAAAAATCCTAGAGTTTCCAATAAACATTTACTGAATTATATTAAAGAGATATATCCAAGACTTTCTATAAAAATATTATGCAAATATCTTCATAGAAATGGTTACAATAGTATCTCCGAATTTATTGTTAGAAATGTCGACTCAAAATATATTGTGCAAAAACGACTTGAAAAAAGTAAAATCAATAATCATAAAGTTGTAAAAATAGTTAGAAGAGATGATAGATTGGATGTTGGAACTTTAACTATTGATGAACACCACGAGTATCATGATTATCATAATTTCGCATTAAGTTCTGGCATTTTTGTAATGAATTCGAAAGGCACTGAAATAACTACTCTACCATCTGGACAAAATTTATCGCAAATTGAAGATGTGGTATTCTTTCGACAAAAATTATTACAGGCACTAAAAGTACCAATTTCACGATTGGATCCACAACAAGGTGGACTAATAGGTCTAGGAAGAACGTCCGAAGTAACAAGAGATGAAGTTAAATTCTCAAAATTTATTGACAGATTACGAAATAAATTTTCCCAATTATTCGATAATGCTCTTAGTATACAATTAGCATTAAAAGGTATTTGTACTAGAGAAGAATGGGAAACATTTAAGGATGATGTATATTATGACTATGTGAAAGATAATAATTTCACTGAAATGCGCGATGCCGATTTAATGAGAGAAAGAGTTAATCTATTAACTCTTATGGAACCATATATAGGAACATTTTATTCCAAATCTTGGATTGATAGAAATGTATTAAGATTTTCTGAAGAAGAAATTGAGCAAATGAAAAAAGAAATAGAAAACGATGATTATACACCACAAAATCAACAAAATTCAGAGCAATTAATGCAACAACCAGCTCCAGAAGATTTGGAAGATAATACTCAAGATACTGAAGATTTAACTCCACAATTATCGGCAGATGTTTCCAAATATTCAAAAAGTATAAATAAATAACACCCGGAGAAAAATAAATGAAAATCCAAGATATCATATCAAATGCATATAACAGTGATGCTATTGGCGCAAAGCAAAGTATATATGAAGCAATTTCAGAACGTGCCATGAATTTTTTAGATGTAAAGAAAAATGATATTGCTATTGATTTATTTGGAGATGTTGGATCCATAGATATAAATGAATCTAGTGATTCCTTGGAAGAAGGAGCAGTTCATCCAGCAGATGCACATAGAATTTTGACTCAAACTGGTGGAGTAAATACCGATCATTTTGCGCTTAGTGGTGAAGATGTTAGAGAAAGAATGGAGTTGGCTAAAAGACATGGATATGTTGCAAAGGGCGATTCGCCAACTGGTCGATCTAAATTTTATCGAACTTCATTGCATTTGCAACGACAAGCTGCCAAATATAAACAAAACGAAGAAGTCGAACAATTGGAAGAAAGTAAATTACATCCGGTAAAACATTTTGATTTGGATGATAGTAATAAACCAACTTTAACAAATAGAAAAGATTCAAGGTATACTGTAACAAAAGAATATACCGGTCATCCAAGTGGCGAACCTCAACATGTTGTTAGATTTATGGATAAATATGTTGATGAATTTCCAGATCATGCATCGGCAGCGAAACATGCACAACAACATTCGATCCATAGACTTACATCGGATATCAAAAATATTAAAAATGATTCCAAAATTCTTCAAAAAGAAGAATTTGAACAATTAGATGAAGAATTATCGGATAATGCCTATAAATTAGTCACTCATGCCGATAATGATAGGCATTTATATAAATCGAGTCATGTACCAGTTGCTAAGAATTTGGAAAAGAAAGTTAAAGCTGGTAAATATGATCATGAGAAAGCAAAAAAATTGTGGAAATATCATGCAGATCGTGCAGCCGATTCATATGCTAAAGAGTATGGAAAACCTGGACAAAAAGGACATCATATTTTTTCAGTTGCAGATAGAAAAGAAGCTGCTAGTCATTTCGCCGATAAACATAAGAGTGAAATGGAACTCGGCAATTTTCAAGTTTAATTACCATGAAAACATTAGACCAATTCAAGAATACCTTATTCGAAAGTGTTGTATCAACATCTGATTATAAAATTGGAGTTGATGGTAGAAAATATAAGGCGCATCGATTTACTATTAACAAAGATTCAAATGACGATACCAATACTGCTACTATACAATCGGAATCGGTATCAAATATGCCTAAAGATCCACCATTTGTTCTAGTATTAAAACGAGAAGCTATTAGATATTATCTTAATAATACTAAGGTTGCACTCTATTATAACGCGAAACTTGATAAGCATTTTTCAGTTCCTTATGGTCCTGATATTTCTAATCCAGCAATTCAAACGGAAGAAATTGAACAAATTGAAGAAGCTGTAATGGATATACTGCATAAAATTCATAATGAAAAACAAGCTCAAAGAGTTAAATTTGCTGATGGTTCAACTAGAAAAGTTGATGGAATGACTGCATCGGCAATAGTAGCATTGCATAAAGCTTTAAATCCAGATGCTGCCGAAAAATTAAGAGATTTGGTCCATAAATCACCGTCTCATTTTGCTAAAGCATCCGAATTTGCTTTTAAACATACTACGATTAAATAAAATGAATAGTATTCAAGAATTTATTATCAACACTATTATAAATAGTAAAATAATAGAATTCCAGGAACAAATTAAATTTCGATTGAATGAAATAGCACAACATAGATTGGATGAAGCCAAAATCTATGTTGCTTCAAATATGTCAGACAACTTTAATGAATTATCAAACATTATATCAGAATCCGGTAAAAACGCAAATATAGTTAAGATGGGTCGAGTGACTAAAATCCGTAGACGTATTCGAAGAAATGCTAAAGGAAAAATAGTTGTTCAGAGAAACGTCAAAAAATCTGGTATAAAAGGCTATAGAATTTCTGGTTCAACTGTTAAACGAATACCAGCATTTGAAAGAATGAAAAAAGCAAGATTATTGAAACGATCATGGAAAACTTCACGCCGAGCAAAATTAAGAAGAACATTACTAAAAAGAAAAATGTCAATGCGGCGCCGATCATCACTAGGAATTTAATAAAATGGATAATATAAATTCATCTAACATAGATAAATCAGTAATCTACAATATCATAAATAATAGATTATTGGAAAATAACACTTTAATCAATACTAAATTACACAATATAGTTGAATCTAAGTTGAGAACTAAAAAACAAAATCTCAAAAAGAATTTTAATGGATTATAGAAATGTTAGAAATAAAAAATACATTACGTTCAAAAAGCACGATACGAATTACCGGTAATACTGCCACTACTATTAATTTAACTCATTTGTCAGTTAATACTACAACTGAGATAGTATCTGCGGCTAGTATAGCAATGGCATTTGCGACTGGTAGTGGTTATTGGAAAATCTATCGAGGCGATAATGCAACTGGTAATGTTATTTTAGATTTATATCAAAATGCTAATTTACCACTGGTAGACTATGATATTCCTATAACAACTAATGCAAGTTCCAATATTTATGTTACTAATTCAGGAACAGATGGCACATTGATATTGGTTATGTCCAAAGAAGCAACATATTCACCAGCGTTGGTAGGATTGTAAAATGAAACTAATCACCGAAAATATTGATGACGCTAAATTCATAACTGAAAAAACAGAAGATGGTAAAAAGCGTTTATATATTGAAGGAACTTTTCTAGTAGCTGAAAAAGTTAATAGAAATAATCGAATGTATAAAATGGACACTCTTAGAAGAGAAGTCCAAAGATATACAGAAGAATATATAAATAAAAATCGAGCATTAGGCGAACTTGCCCATCCGAGTTCACCCCAAATAAATCTGGATAGAGCTTCCCATCGTATTATATCATTAAAAGAAGATAATAATACTTTTTATGGTAAAGCATTGATATTGGATACACCTTGTGGTTTGATAGCAAAAAATTTAATAGATGGTGGTGTAAGTTTAGGTGTTTCTTCAAGAGCAATGGGATCAATTGCTTTGACTAAAGAAGGATACAACTTAGTTCAAGATGATCTTAGATTGTCCACAGCAGCGGACTTAGTTCATGATCCTAGCGCAGAAGTATATGTTCAAGGAATTATGGAAGGTAAAGAATTTTGGTATGATATGGCAAAAGGAACATATATAGAGCAAGATGTTGAAAAATTATATGAAACATCTAAATCATTTACAAAAAAACAAATAGAAAATACTGCGGCAAAGCTATTCGAGTGGTATTTAGATGGTATTACTCGTAAAAAAATTTAAACTATTAAAATATAAGAGTAAAATTCCCCATATTATAAATAAGAATATAACACAAGGAGATTCAAATGGCAAGTGATAAATTAATGGAAGCAGCAGCAGATATTCTCAATCAAAGCAAAAAGAATGCTCCTGCGGCACCCATGCAAAAATTAGACGCAGAAATAGTAGACTTAGGTGGTCCAAAAAACACCGATGCTAATCCATTGGATGATTCGGAAAAAATTGATGCGACCAAGGCAGCTAAAAAAGCAACTGCGCCTACGACCCATCCTTCAGCAGCATCTTCAAAAACCGTTGATAAATTAACGAATGAAGATGCGGAAAACGATTCATCTGAAATTTTCAAAGAAGATATCAATGCTATTTTTGCTAATGAAAATCTTTCAGAAGAATTCAAAGATAAAGTAACTACGATTTTCGAAGCAAGGGTATTAGATCGCGTATCTCAGATTGAAGAAGAATTGGAATCACAATATGCAGAAGCTTTGGAAGATGCTGTTACTAATATCAATGAAGAACTATCGGAAAAAATCGACGATTATCTGAACTATGTAGTCGAACAATGGCTAGAAGAAAATGAAATCGCTATTGAGACTGGTCTTAGATCAGAATTAACCGAAGATTTCATCTCAGGTTTAAGAAATCTTTTCGCAGAACATTATATCGACGTGCCAACTGAAAAAGTTGATTTGGTCGAAGAATTGGCTGCCAAAGTCGAATCCCTGGAAGATCAATTAAATGAAGAAATTGAGCGTGGTATCACGTTTAAAAAATCACTGATTGAATCCAAGAAAGATTTAATTATGAGGGATGTATGTGAAGGACTAACTTCTACTCAAGCTGAAAAAATCAAAACACTTGCAGAGAGTGTGCAATTTTCCACAGAGGAAGATTATGAACAAAAGCTAGAGACGATTCGGGAAAACTATTTTCCGACTGGAGTTAAAAAAGTAGAAACTAACCATCTCCATGAAGCAATTCAAGACGATGGTAAACAGAAATATGTTGATCCATTCGTCGCGCAAGTTGCTAATGCAATTTCTCGCACAAAAATCTAATAATTTAAACAAGGAGTAATAATGTATCTTTCAGAAAACTTACAAAGCAAATGGGAATCAGTATTAGATAATCCTGATTTGCCTGCGATTAAAGACCCATATCGTAAAGCGGTAACTGCGGTTATTTTAGAAAATCAAGCAGTTGAAATGCAAAAATCTGGTCAAATGTTGTTTGAAGCGACTCCTGCCAATGCCGCCGGTACTGGTGGATACGGTGGTTCCGCAGCTTCAGGTGGTCCAGTTGCCGGTTTTGATCCTATTCTTATCAGTTTAGTTCGTCGTTCATTGCCTAATTTGATCGCTTATGATATTTGCGGCGTTCAGCCAATGACAGGTCCTACCGGACTGATTTTTGCAATGCGTTCAAGCTATACCACTGCTAATATCACAGCGGGCGCAACTGAGGCATTCTATAACGAAGCTAATACCGGTTTTGCTGGTATCGCAGGTGCGCAACAATCATTGACAGTTGGTTCTGCCGCTGCCAATACGTTTGTTGCTAATGCAGCCGCTTGTACCGCAATGGCTACTGCTACTGCCGAAGATTTGACTTTCCAAGAAATGGCATTCTCTATTGAGAAAGTAGCTGTTACTGCTAAAACTCGTGCATTGAAAGCAGAATATTCAATTGAACTTGCACAAGACTTGAAAGCAGTTCATGGATTGGATGCTGAAACGGAATTGGCTAATATTCTTTCTAGTGAAATTCTATCAGAAATTAATCGTGAAGTTGTTCGCACGATTTATGGTACTGCAAAAACTGGTTGTCAAGTAGGTACTACTACTGCCGGTCAGTTTGATTTGGATACTGATTCTAATGGTCGTTGGCTGGTAGAAAAAGTAAAAGGTTTGGCATTCCAAATTGAGCGCGAATGTAATACTATTGCTAAAACGACTCGTCGTGGTAAAGGCAATATTATGATCTGTACATCTGATGTTGCTAGTGCGTTGGCAATGGCGGGTTTATTGGATTATAATTCAGCACTTCAAGGGCAAGTTAATTTGAACGTTGATGATACTGGTAATACCTTTGCTGGTACGATGTTTGGTCGTATCAAAGTTTATATTGATCCATATGCCGCAGTATCTTCTACTAGAGAATTTGCAGTAGTTGGATATAAAGGTACTAATGCATACGATGCCGGTTTATTTTATTGCCCCTATGTTCCATTACAAATGGTACGTGCAGTTGATACTAATAACTTCCAACCAAAAATCGGTTTCAAAACGCGCTATGGGCTAGTTGCTAATCCATTCGCTGAAGGAACTACTCAAGGTCTAGGTGGATTGAATGTATT